TCTTTGACCTCACCTATGGATGCGCCGTCTGAATACAGATCTTTTGCATCCTCTGGCAGTCGATCATAGATGGACTCAGCGGGTAGCCCTTCGTATTGCTCGTCGTAAAGGCCACCCTTGGGAAGGGTGAACCCAGCTTGTATAAGCATGGCGTTGATTGCGAAGTCACACGCGATATTCCAAAGCTCTGGATCACGGCTTCCTCTGCGTAGCATGTGCTTGAAGACAATGTGGCTGACCTCATGCGCCACCACGCCCGTTGTTTCTGGCTCATCCATGCCGTCAACAAAATCTGGTGACCAAAGAATAGATTTGCCATCGGTACACATGGTGCTGATTGTTTCATCGGCACTGACCTTGACCGACAGGGCAACCGATCCAAAGAACGGGTGAGATAGGACTAGGCGTGTAATGGCCCGTGATACTTTCATCTGTGCGTCCATGATATTCTCCTCTATAAAAACTCTACAGTTCCATCAAGCTCCCTAGCATCACGCTTGAGAGCTTCTTCATCTTGCAGATACCGCGCTTCTACTTTCTCTGCGGCATCATTTACACTCAGCGCCTTGACCCGCACTGAGTGAGTTTTTGTTTCCACGATTAATACCTCGTACTCTTCCATATTTTCTCCAAAAGGTTCTATTGAACTTTAAAGCATCAAGTGCTTGCCGCTTTGCATGATCCAGTCGCGCACCGCTTTGACTTGCTTGAGGTCACTGCTACGGTTCAGCGCATCCTTGATAACGAATGCTGAGAACTCTTGCTGTGGCAAGCGGTTCAGATACTTGATGATTGACGCAGCGTTTGTCTTGTTGATGCGCGATGCCAGTGCGGCACAGATCGCGTACATGACCGCTGGGTCATCTGAAATGCTGGCACCGTCTGGGTCAGCGATCAGGTCATCAATATCTGGAACTGTTGAGTAGAGCTTCACAAACCCCATGAAGTCAGCACATGCAGCGCGCCCAACCTGTCCAGCGATAGCCTCTTGGAAGCACACTTGATCAAGTGCCCATTTCATGATGGATGACACACGCTCCCAAGAGCGGGGTGATGGGCATGCATTCGCATCACGATCAAACTTGTGTAGCCACTCTGGGCGAAAGCGCAGGAACGCACACACAATCGGAGCCACCCCAACGCTGTAGTAGTAAGCGATTGTGTCTTCTAGATCCGCTTCGATCTCCAAGAACATCAGGCGGTCACGCAGGTGCGTAGGCATGGTGTTTGTGCCAGCCCGATCAGACATGCGATTGCCCGCCCCGATAACCACGCATTCTTCTGGCAAGTAGTGCGGTCCGATGCGCCTCTCGTTAGCGATCTGCGCGGCGATGTTCATGTTCGCGGTGGGAGCTTGCGGCAACTCATCCAAGAACAAAATGCATGGGCCTTCAGTGGGCATCCAGTCGGGGCGCATCCGCACCATTGTCTCGCCATCCTTGGATGGCACGGGCCAGCCAGCCAGTTCTCCAGCATCGTATTGAGCTAGCGAAAGTATGTGGCAGTCCATGTCGCGCCTCTTCGCAACACTCTTGACGGTTGTTGTTTTGCCGATACCCGCGCCGCTTTCCAGATACGGCACAATGTATTCGGCATCGCGGCCACCCTTGATTGCCAAGGCGTGATCAATCGCGGATTCAATAATTGTTTCTGCTTGTGATAGTTTCATGATTTGCTTTCCTCTCTAATAGAAATCACATACTTGAGGTTTTCGATATGCACTGATGCGTCTTCGATCAGCACATTCGTTTGCTGCAAGCCGTCACGCTTTCCCGCGATAGCTGCATGCGCCCGATCATGGGCGGCTTGGAGCAAGTCTTTCAACTCGCTCAAGCTTTTGCCAGCGTACATATCAACCATTCTTTGTTGATACCTTCTGACGAAATCCTCTACATCACTCATACTTCTCCCTTTTCTCTTTCTTCTGGGATGGACATGACGCCCAGCGCCTCGCCGTTGATTTGCAAGAGGCACCCGTCTGCGTCCATTACATCGCGGATATAATCAAGAGCCACAGTTTCGGCGTCATCAAGAGATGATGCTTCAACTTGCACCATCATGACTGCCGACACGTTCACAACGTACATCATGACAGCCCCCAGTTACTTGCACAGATGGGGCCAATTCCCATCTCTATGGAAACTGGGTCGGTTAACTCTCTGCCGCAACAAGAGCAGCGCCCAGTGGCCTTGCCGTGTTTAACCGCCTCACCCCTTGGGTCATTCGCTACCGCCACCACAGCGTCCGCTGTGGCGCTCACACAGCCACGCGCTGGGATGAAGGAGCCGTCCATGATCTTGCCCTGATAGTCAGGTCCACGCTTGACGTAGACAGCGCCTACATTTTTGCCGTGTGGTGGGGCAAGTGAGAACGCCAGTTCAGCCGCCCGAAAGACAGGCTTCTTGACCTTCGCCGCTTCAAGCAGTTTTTTCACCCGCGATACATCCACGCTTCTCGTCATGGATGACTTGCGTTCAAGCGTTGCTTTTGTCTTCTTGATCATCCGATCAGCCGCGTCCCACTGGCGCTCAGACAGTTCGCCTTTGCGTTTGAATTGAGACACCAGCGAAGCCGCAAAACTATTCCAACTCACCATCGGCTCAAGCTCAACAATGATTGTTTCATACTCTGTTAATTCCATCTCTATCTCCTTAAGCTACCCGTCCATACCCCCGCACTGGAGCGTCCAGCGCATGGTACTTTTCCACAATTTTAAACTTGATGCCCTTGGCTTCCATCGCGTTGAGAAACAGCGGCATGTGGCAGTCACCTTCCAAGTAAAGCGTAGGCACATAATCCTCTGTCACCCGTGCATAGCTGTAGCCGCTGACCTGCTTCTTGCTTAGGCCAACCCGCGCAAAATCTGCATAGGGCACTTCCAGCCACTCATGCCCGCTGTCTATGTGAAGTGTGTATGTTTTCATTTTTGCTCCTTTCCCCATATTAAAACTTTGCCGATAACCTTTGACCGAATGTCAGTCCGACCAAGAATTTCGGCCACAAAATATTGCTCAAGATCCTCAAAGCTCTCAAACTCATACCGCGAGTATATCTTGCCCCGCGCCTCGATCTTACCAATTTGAATAAACATCTTATCTCCTCAAAAAAGTTCAAATGAACTTTGCGTAGCAGCCTCGCGAGGCTACCAGCAAAACTCACCATGCCAGCATGAATAAAACCATGCCGACTGACGCAGCCGCAAAGGCCACGCCAGAAGCTACACCCTCAATAAATATCAGGCGCTTCTCACGCCGCGAGAGGCGGCGGCTCATGCCGCAACCCCTGCCGCGTCCAAGAACGCTTCGACAGCCGCATCAACGGTGCCGTTCTCTTCAGCCGCGCTGCCCTCTGCCTCTTTGGCAGCAGCCGCGTTACGGTAGGCATCCCGCGCAGCCATTAGCTCGCGCATGATGTTCTGGAACTCATCCAGATCCTCATCTGACAAGCCATCTTTGAAGACATCGCCCTGCACTACGCGGCCCTTGTCATCTTTCTTTGATGACCACTTGCCGACAACTTGTTCAGCAAGCTTTTGGGCTTTGGATTTGTCAACCTCACCCTTGACCGCCTTCGCCAGCTTGTTTTCGCTGTCAATGTTATTGCTCTCAAAGAACTCTTTAACCATCGCAGGGGTGGCTTGGGTCATGCCGCTCAGTTCGAACAAGCGGATGGCACCCACTGAATTCTCCAAGTAACGCTTGGCAGTTGCGTCCTTACACGCACCAAGCAAAGCCTCTTTGACTTGCTTGCTAACTGCGCGGGGAAGGTTACCCTTGACCAGCTTGACGGGTGCCAGCGAAGCGATCAACTCGCAGTAAGCGCCGATCTTCTGGGCGTTCGCTGCCTCGCTGTTGGCTTTGCTGTCGGCCTTCAAGCCAGTGATTTGAGCTTCCGCTTTTGCGATGTGATCAACGGTTGCGTCTGCGATTTCGAATGCGATTTTTTTAGCCATGATTTTTTCTCCTATCTGGCGTTGAAATGGTGGGGCCGCAGCCCCGTGAATTAAGCGGTTTCGAAGCTATCGTTTACAACCACTTGGTTGTCAGCATCTCCAATGAGAATCATGCTGACCAGATCTTGAAATGCTAGCACAAACTGTTCAGACAGCCTGACGTACCCAACGCCAGCGCATATGAACACCATCGGCTTTGGCGCTTCGACATAAACCAGATCGCCAACCGAAATGCTGCTAGACGATGGCCGACTAGATATCTGCCTGATGCTCTCATCTTCTATGTCATACGGCGCGTTCTCAAATTCAAAAATCTTTTCAAGGTTTCTTTCGATTTGATCAGCACCATCACGCCCTGCATCCATGTCAATCTCATAAGATGTGCGGTGGCGGTAAGCGTTGTGAATCAAGCCAAACAAGGCCTTTATCTCCAACACATTTTCATCTGACCCAAGGGCCATTTGAAGATCGGCATAGGCGCGAGCCATTGGGTGACAATTCCAACCGCCATTGGGGCTGTTGACTTTGTGCCGAACAATGTTGCTCAGGCGCTTTTTTATCACATGGTATCTCATGACTTTTCTCCTCTTTCATGATGCCAACATCGCAGCCCCGTAGGGCTGCAAACTTAGTATCACGCTGCGGATTTGATATCGTTCGCAAAAGCTGGGAAGTGCTTTCCCCGCTCTTTGACGGCCATGCACATGGCAGTAACATGGAATATGTCACCGTCCTCAAAGCTGCCGTGTGCAGCTTCGTTATGCAGAAACTCATCCCCGCGATAGCGGTAAAACTCGCCGTCAGGCTGAGTGTATTGGTATGTCCAATTGAACGCGGTGTCACTGTCAGAGCGAATTGAAAGCACATGCTCGCCAGCATCACCGTCCAAGATGATGTCAATGGTGAGGCCCACCGCTGAAATATTGCGGAAAACAGTATTGATGGAAGCCATTTTGTATCTCCTTTGGCTTGTGAATTTAAGAATGCAGCACGAATGCTGCATGTTTAATTTCACGCTGCGAGCCGTTCTATTTTAGCTTCAAGCTCCTCAAGCTTCTTTTGTCTGCGGTTTTCAATCGCACGATCAACAACCTCATAAAGAACCCCCAAATAACTGCATTGTTCATTGTCCCGAACGTGCCAGCGAACAAAGCATTTTGCTTGGTCAAAGCAGCGATCTGAAAGGTAGTCGTCAACGCCCAACCAGTGCAGTCTTTGCTGATAGGCGGCGATAGCATTATGGAAATGTGACATTCGGTTCTCCTCAACCTAAGTGGTAGGCAGCGGCAAGTATCGCCGCGTTGATGGCTGCAACCAGTGCAGCCTTGTGAAGCAAGGGCAAAGTTTCAGCCCAGATATAAATGGCGTTGATAATTTTCAGAAGATAGCACCCCCTTACGAAATAGAGTTTTTGATAGCGGCCAGAAACCCAGCCAGTTCGAAAGCAGCCTTGAGCATATTGCCCTCAGATGCAGACATGCAAAATGATGCGAAGCAGTCTATCGCGGTGACCGCCGCATCGGCGTCCTTGATGAAGAATTTCGACATTGTTTTTCCTCTTGAAACAAAACCATTCAAGCAGCACCCCACAGGCGCTGCTTACAAAGTTCAGTTTTTCTTGTGGGCTTCAAAGCGTCACTACTACTGCAAGCTGGTGTTCTCTACATTCAACCGCCTCACTAGCCCGTTCCCCAGCGGCGGCACTCGCAGCGTTTACGTTTAAGCTCTGAATTATCCCACAATTATTTTCTATAATGCATCCCGTTCAATCCCAAGCTTGCGCCCCGCTATCCAGCATCCTCATCCCCTTTACAGACCGTCCAGTATATCTGGTGGCGTGTGCCTCGCGGCGGTTCGATTTGGTGTGACTATTGTCATGGGCCTTGCGGCGTTGTCTGGCGAGGGTTGTGAGCGCTTGGCTCGTTGCCCCCCCGCCTTCGATTACTTATCTAGTACGCCTGCGCTTACTTATCAAGATCTAAACAGAATTAAATTACACTAAATTACACTATATGGGGTAAAGCCCCTTATTTCATTGGGGTTAGGTGACAAAAAAAAATTAGTGGGTTACACTGGTAAAAGTTCAATTGCACTTTTGCAGCGTCCGCTGGGGCTGCGTATCAGGTGCCAAAATCCCGAAAGCCCAGCGCAGCGTCGAGGAACAGATGACAGGTAAGAGCAAAGACAAGCCAAAGCTTACAGTAGTTAATGGCACAAGCACCAAAGGTGCCAAGAGCAAGGGGGGCAGTAGACGTTCTGCGGTTCAAGCAAACGGGTTAACCGTGAAGCAAGAAGCCTTCGCGCTCGCCGTATATGAGGGTTCAAATTTTAGTGAGGCATACCGAAGCGCTTACGACACGCAAAATATGAGTGCAGCAAGCATCCACAGGGAAGCTTGCCTGTTGATCCAAAACCCAAAGGTATCCACAAGAGTTGAGGCAATGCAGAGGGACAGAGAACGCGAGCAGCGCATGCAGAGCCTCTCTCGATCTGAAAAGGTGATTTCAAAACTTGAAGAGATCGCCCTGCGCGGCGGTGATGCGGACGGCACACAAGTCAGGGCGCTGGAGCTACTTGGGAAACAGTTGGGACTGTGGCGCGAGGTGGTGGAAACCGTGGACAAGACCGAACGCAGCGCGGACGAGATCGAAGCGGCGTTGCGCGACAGGCTGAAGGCGCTTGGCGTTTAGTTCTATTGAACCTTCTGCGGCGGGGGTGATGGCGGGGGGATCCTGTCACTGTGGCGGCGGCTCAGTGCGCTATGTGTCTCTGCCTGACCAGCCCATGCCAGAATTGAAACGGGGCACTCAGCGGCTCGCTCTGGCGCTCTGACGGCTGGATTTCCTCTTTCCTAAATAGTGTACCCGTTCTCTAAACAAAAAAGGCGCGCACCCCACCTACCCCCGACCCCCCCTTTCGCGTGGCCGCGCAGCAGATCAGCATACATGATATTACGCACAAACAATTACCCAATAGGTTCAGAACACCCCCCCCTACTTCACATTTCAAATATCGAATATGTTTCGTATAGCTCCATATCTTTTTCGTACATTGCCATAACGTCTCTATAGCCCTTTAATTTTTTCACATCTTTTTTTTCAATTAGTGTTTTGCTTTTGTTTTCGTGGGGAAGGGGCTTGCCCCAACCCAGACTCCTAGCAAGCCCGTGTAGTTCTTCGAACCTGTATACGGTAATGCCGTCTTGGGTATCTAGGAATGTGTGTTGCGGTTTAAAGACGTAGTGTTTTGTTAGCCCATCTACTTTTGCGTACCCTTCTACAGCACCCTTGATGAGGGTGCTTGCGTGTTCTTTGACTGCCTTTGGGCTGGGATGGTCTAGAAACTTCATGCAGTAGTTTAGTGCCGACACCAATCTGTCTTCGGGATTTCTTATAACGGCGATAATTTTTTTGAACGGCACTCCTTCGTTTCTTTCTAGTGCTTCTTTGACTGAGAAGTGGCCGTGCAGAGAGGATCCGTTTGTCATTTGATCGACTACCCGTCTGACGGTTTTGGTTCCCGTCTTTGGGATTTCGACTATGAATGTGTTAGTTTTGTGTATAAGCATAGTATATATATATATATTATATAATATATATAATACTATATCTCTCTCTTTCAGAGAGAGAGTATATATATAATATATATATATTACGCGCGTAATTATATATACTATAGGCTGGGTTCTTTCGGTTTTCCCTAAGTTCAATAGAACTTTTCAAGTGGCATTTTATTTGCTATAGTGCATCAAGCGGTCATTAGGAGAGATAAAATGGGTTCTGGCGCACCAACAGGAATTGCTCAATATCCACCACAAGGGTCTGGTCCTTCACAGAAGGGTGGCACTAATCCTTCCATGCCACAGCCTATGCCCTACGCTCCGCGTCCTATGCCTTACAACCCACCCCCTCAGATGGGTAACCCTCAGATGGGCAATCCCCAGAAGGGCGGTGCGGGTCCAAGCCCGATGGTTTACAATCCTTCCCCCGACATGGGCGCGGCACAAAACTTTAGGCCACCAAACATGCTGACCCCAGCGGAATACGGCGGCGCGGAAGTGCCAACGCCCCCGATGATGGATCCAGTTGAGGCAGGAGGTGTGGGCATTGATCGGATGTCTAAGCCTTATCGTCGCCCTTTACCCTTTGACCCTAATGTCATGGGTCAACTCGACCCACAGGTTCGACGAGATTTCTTCACCAAGATGCGTCAGGACCGCGAGGGTCCAAGCCCTATGCCAAGCCGTCGAGGTAATATGTTAAGACAAAAGTTAACTGAAGGCGGGGCAAGCCCAAGGCAAGTTCGGAGAATCATGCAGATGCGCCGTAAAATCGGGCAGATGAGGCGTGACGGTCAAAATATCCCAAAGAAATTGATGCGTAGGTTCCAGAAGCAACGCCGTAATTTCACCGACACTCAAAGAGTGCCACCCACTTCCGCTCGTAGGATAATGCCATCTCCTGTAAAAGGTGGGGCAATGTCTCCGCAGCTTTTGGATCGTATCGCGCAAATGCAGCGCCCACCACGGTAAATCTATATGACAAAGTACGAAGATATTCTTAGCAGAATATCTACGCTACCAATCGAAGACAGGGCTGAGATCTTAAAGGATCTTGAGCTTTTGGCTAACGTCAGGGCTAAAGAAAACGCTAAGACCAATTTCTTAGACTTTGTAAATCTTATGTGGCCCAGTTTTATTTCTGGGCGGCACCATAAAATAATGGCTGAAGCTTTTGAGGATGTTGCCAACGGCAAGTTGAAGCGGTTAATTATCAACATGCCACCGCGGCATACGAAGTCTGAGTTCGCGTCCTACTTGTTTCCAGCTTGGTTTCTTGGTCAATACCCAGAGAAAAAGGTCATTCAGACTGCTCACACAGCAGAACTGGCTGTTGGTTTTGGCCGTAAAGTAAGGAACTTGATACAGGGTGAGGACTTTCAGTCTGTGTTTGAGGGAATAGAACTTTCATCCGACAGCAAAGCGGCTGGCCGTTGGAACACCAACAAGAAAGGTGATTACTTTGCTATTGGTGTAGGCGGTGCGGTGACTGGTAAAGGCGCTGATGTTCTAATTATTGATGACCCGCATTCAGAACAAGACGCTCAGCAAGGACAATTCAACCCAGAAGTATATGATCGTGTGTATGAGTGGTATACATCTGGTCCCAGACAGCGTTTACAGCCCGGTGGTGCGATTATTATCGTTATGACCCGTTGGTCAAAGCGTGATCTCACGGGTCAAATCGTTACAAGGTTTGCGGAAAATCAAAAAACAGACGAATGGAAGGTTGTTGAGTTCCCAGCGATCATGCCATCTGGCAAGCCTTTGTGGCCTGAGTTCTGGAATTTAGATGAATTAAAGTCAATCAAGGAAGAAATTCCTGTATCGAAGTGGAATGCTCAGTACCAGCAGAACCCTACCTCTGAAGAAGGGGCGCTTCTCAAAAGAGAATGGTGGAAAGAGTGGGATTCGGTAGATCCACCACACTGTCAGGCCATTCTTCAGTCTTGGGATACAGCATTTCTTAAAACTCAGAGGTCAGACTATAGCGCTTGTACCACTTGGGGGGTGTTTTATCACCCAGACGTAAACAATGGTAAGACTCCGAATCTTATCTTGCTGGATGCATACAAGGAAAAGTTGGAGTTCCCAGAGCTAAAGCAAATGGCTTACGAAAAGTTTTGGGATTATGAGCCAGACCAGCTTATTGTGGAAAAGAAAGCCTCTGGTGCGCCTTTGATCTTTGAGCTTAGGGCAATGGGATTGCCTGTGACGGAGTTTACTCCATCTAGGGGGCAAGATAAAATTGCTAGGGTCAACGCCGTAACGGATCTATTCGCAAGCGGTGTTGTGTGGCACCCGCCCACCAAGTGGGCAGAGGATGTGATTGAGGAATGTGCCTCATTCCCAGCGGGGGATCACGACGATTACGTTGACTCAGTGTCTCAAGCTCTTATAAGATTTAGGCAAGGCGGCTGGATTAGATCTAGCAGTGATGATTGGGACGATGAACCCAAATATAGAAGAGCAGTAGAATATTACTAAGCATTCTGCTATAGTTCGATAGAAAACAGTGAGTGAGAGTCATGGCTATTACAAAACCGATGGAACCATTTGATCCAAAAGAAATTAACGTTGAAGAAAATACAACGGAAATTGAAGTGGAAATTGTAAATCCAGACGCCGTTTCAATTGAGCAAGATGACGGAAGTATAGTTATTGATTTCACAGGTGATGTGGCTGAGAGCATCATGGGTCCAGATCATGAAAGCAACTTGGTTGAGTTTATGGATGACCAAGACATAGATGTTTTGGCGTCCGATCTAGTCAGCGACTTTAATTCAGACAGAGAATCCCGCAAGGATTGGGCCAAGTCTTACGTTAAAGGCTTGGATCTTTTGGGTCTGAAGATAGAGGAGAGGCAACAGCCGTGGGCTGGGGCATCGGGAGTGTTTCACCCTCTTCTTACTGAATCAGTTGTCCGCTTTCAAGCGCAGGCTATGGGGGAGCTTTTCCCAGCGTCTGGACCAGTAAGGTCTAAAATTGTAGGAAAGCTTACCACAGAGAAGTACAAGCAGTCTGAGCGTGTTCAGGATGAGCTTAACTACATGCTCACTGAAGAGATGCCTGAATACAGGGAAGAAATGGAGCAGTTGCTCTTTAAGCTTCCCTTAGCTGGCTCCGCGTTCAAGAAGGTCTACTATGACCCAATTCGTGAGCGCCCCGCCGCAATGTTTGTTCCAGCGGAAGACTTTGTGGTTACTTATGGCGCATCAGATTTGGAAACTGCCGAACGCTATACGCATGTAATGAAGAAGACCAGCAACGAAGTTAAGCAACTTCAAGTAAATGGTTTTTATAGAGATGTAGATCTACCAGATCCTGCTCCTGACATGACTGACATACAGGAAAAGTATGACGAACTTGATGGGGAGTCTGCTGTAATTGAGGATGATGACCGCCATACAATACTTGAGGTTCACGCAGATCTAGATCTTGGCGGGGATTTGTCAGACAAGGATGGATTAGCTTTACCTTACGTTGTGACTATAGACAAAAGCTCAAGAACCATTTTAGCAATTAGAAAAAACTGGTATGAAGATGACGAAAAGAAAAGAAAAAGGCTGCACTTCGTCCACTACAAGTACTTGCCCGGACTTGGGTTCTACGGAACGGGCCTTATTCATCTTATCGGTGGCCTTGCGAAATCCGCGACATCCATACTTCGCCAGCTTGTTGATGCTGGCACGTTGTCAAATTTACCTGCGGGCCTCAAAGCTCGCGGGATGCGTATTAAAGGGGACGATTCTCCTCTTATGCCGGGCGAATTTAGGGATGTGGACGTACCGGGCGGTGCTATTCGTGACTCAATTACGTTTATTCCTTACAAAGAGCCATCAGGAGTACTCTACCAACTACTTGGAAATATTGTCGAAGAGGGACGCCGCATTGGATCAGTTGCTGACATCCAAGTAGGCGACATGAACGCACAGGCACCTGTTGGTTCTACGCTCGCTCTGATGGAAAGATCCATGAAGGTTATGTCTGGTGTGCAATCTCGCATGCATGCCGCGATGAAGCGAGAGCTTAGGCTGCTTGCTAAAGTAATACATGACTATATGCCTTCTGAATATGCGTATGAAATGGAAGGTGACTTCGATAGGAAAGAAGACTTTGACGGTAGGGTAGATGTAATCCCAGTCTCCGACCCTAATGCTGCTACTATGTCTCAACGTATCATGCAGTACCAAGCGGCATTGCAACTTGCCTCACAGGCTCCTCAACTATACGACATGGGTAAGTTGCACCGTCAAATGTTAGAGGTTCTTGGCATTCAAGATGCGGATGACATCATCAAACTTCCAGATGAGATAAAGCCGAAAGATCCTGTGACAGAGAACATGGCTATGTTGAAGCAAGAGCCAGTAAAGGCCTTTGCTTACCAAGACCATCAAGCCCACATTCAGACCCATATGGGCGCTATGCAAGATCCCAAGATACAAGAGATGGTTGGTCAGTCACCGTTTGCCAGCGCAATACAATCAGCTATGTCCGCGCATATCACTGAGCATGTTGCGATGGAATACCGCAATCAAATACAACAAAAGCTGGGTGTTGAACTG